ACGATATGGACTTTGAGCATGTTGAAGCGTCGTGGTCTACTGCGGCGCTGGCTGGAAGTCTCGAAAAGATCGAAGTCGTGCCAATGCGGGTGAGCCAGGGCGAGAAGGCGGCGGCGTTCGACGAACTGCGGAAGCTCGGGTACACGGTGGACGGCGAGGGGGTGACCTGGTGAGCTATCCGCCCCACTGACCGCCAACCGTCAGCACAGAAAACGGTATCTATACCACCCCCGAAAACGGCCGGGCGGTATAGATACCGTTTTCACGTTCAATCCCGTCGCAGACCCCTCCCGCAGCCACACCGACAGCGTCATAGTGCCGACGTACCCACCGTCAACACCGACCGGACGCCGCCCGTGGCAACCCCCACCCCCGACGAACAGCTCGACGCGATCGCCGAGGACGTGGCGACCGGCGTGAAGTCGGTCACCACAGGCGACCAGACCACCACCCTCGAAAGTCCGACCGAGCGCATCGAGGCCGCGGAGAAGCTCCGCAAGGCCAAGGCGTCCCGCCGCGGGTTCGGCGGCATGGTGCGGGTGAGCCGCGGCGTTCCTGGAGGCTCGGCACCCGAATGACCATGCTCGGCCGCCTCTGGAACGCGGTGTTCACCGCGAAGACCACGAAGCCCACTCCGGCCAAGGGGGAGGCCGCGGAGCCGCGCCGCCGGTCGAAGTTCGACTCCGCCCAGACGGGGGCGGAGAACCGCGAGCACTGGCGGCACGCCGACGACCTGTCGGCCAACGCCGCGGCCGACCCGGCCACCCGCCGCACGCTTCGCCGCCGGTCGCGGTACGAGCGGGACAACGACCCGCACATCGACGGGCTGACCGAGGCCCTGGCCGACGACATGATCGGCACCGGCCCGCGGCTGCAACTGAACCTGGGCGAGGAGCACTACGCCGCCGCACGCGACGTGATGAAGTCGTTCCGCCTGTGGTGCCGGGCGGTCGGACTGGCGGGCAAGCTGCGGCTGCTGCACGAGGCCAAGCCGACCGACGGCGAGTCCTTCGGCCAGTTCGTCACGAACGCCGCCCTGCCCAACCTGGTCAAGCTGGACATCCGCCTGTTCGAGACCGACCAGGTGGAGACGCCGGGTTTCGACGTGTTCGGCAAGCCGAACGCGATCAGCGGCATCGAGTTCGACCAGGACGGCAACCCGGAGTGGTACCACGTCCTCAAGCAGCACCCCGGCGACTCGGACTTTTGGAACTGGTCGGGCGAGTCCACCCGCGTGGCCGCCCGGTTCATCCTGCACTGGTTCCGCCAGCGGCGGGCGGGCCAGGCCCGCGGCCTGCCGAAGCTGACCTCGGCCCTGAACGTGTCGTCGCAGGGGCGGCGGTTCGCCCTCGCCACGCTGGCGGCGGCCGAGTACGCGGCGAGCGTGAACGCCGTCCTGGAGTCGGACGCCCCGCCGCCCGACCCGGACGACGACGGGGACGACGAGACGGCCGACGCCCGGCCGAAGGACTGGTCGGAGGTGAACTACCGGCGGAACACGCTGCTCGTCACGCCGGGCGGGACGAAGCTGAAGCAGATCGAGGCCGAGCACCCGACCGCCAACTACGGCGAGTTCATGGACCGCCAGCACGGCACCATCGGCCGCTCGGTCCGCGCCCCGCTGAACATGGTGACCGGCAGCAGCGCCAGCTTCAACTTCGCCTCGGGGCGGCTGGACGGGCTGCCGTACCAGTCGATGGTGTGGATCGAGCGGGACGACTTCGAGCAGCGGATCGTGGACCGCATCTTCCTGGCGTGGGTGCAGGAGGCACAACTGGTCGGCCTCATCCCGGACGGCCTGCCGGCGGTGAACGAGTGGGAGTGGGTGTGGCACTGGGACGCCTTCGAGCAGCTCGACCCGCTCAAAGAGGCGAAGGCGGTCGAACTGCAACTGAGGCTGAAGCTGATCACGCTGAGCGAGGCGTGCGCGGCCAAGGGGTTGGACTGGCGGGAGGTGCTCGACCAGACCGCCGTCGAGGACGCGTACATGCTGGAACTGGAGGCCAAGCGGTTGGCCCTGGTGAAGGAACTGGAGGCGAAGTACGGGGTGACGTTCGCCGCCCCCGCGCCGCCCGCGGCGGAGCCGGCGGCGCCCGACCCGAACGACGAGGCCCTGGCCGATGCGTGACTTCCTCTTCACCACCCCGCCGTTCGCCCGCCTGACCGACTTCGCCGGCCTGTGGGCGATGGAGCCGACGGCGATGGGCCTGCTGTTGGAGTCGATCCGCCGCATGGACCTTTCCGCCCACGTGCGGGAAGGGATGATGCGGCCGACGCCGGTGGCGTCCACGATGGAACTGATCCCGACCAAGGGCGACAAGCGGGTGGCGCTCGTCAAGGCGACCGGCAAGCTGATGAAGCCGCAGAGCAGCATGGGCGGCACCAGCACCATCCAACTGCGGCGGGACATCCGCCAGGCGGCGAACGACCCGAGTGTTTCGGGCATCTTGCTGGCCATCGAGTCGCCGGGCGGGGCGATCGCCGGCACCGCCGAACTGGCGAACGACGTGAAGGCGGCCCGGCGGAAGAAGCCCGTTTGGGCGCACGTGGACGACATGGCGGCGAGCGCCGCTTACTGGGTCGCCTCGCAGGCCGGGGCGATCTACGCGAACCACGCGACGGCATTGGTGGGCAACGTCGGGACCGTGTACACGGTGATGGACACCAGCAAGGCGGCGGAGAAGGAGGGGGTGCAGGTGCGGGTGTTCAGCACCGGCCCGCTGAAGGCGGCCGGGTACGCCGGCACCACCCTGACCGACGACCAGGCCCGCATGTTCCAGGCGCTGGCCGACGAGAACCAGACCCACTTCGACGCTGCGGTGCGGGCCGGGCGGTCGCTCACCGCGAAGGAGATGGAGGCGGTGCGGACGGGCGAGATTTTCTCCGCCACCCGCGCCAAAGAGCTGCGACTGATCGACGGCATCCGCCCGCTCGAAGCCACCCTGTCGGCCCTGGCCGACGCCCACTGACTCACCGACCACCCCCACGAGGGCCGACGATGTTCGAGCAGTACGTGACGAGCAAAGGGTTCGACCCGGAGACCCTCACCGACACCCAGCGGGCCAGCCTGGAGGCGTCGTGGCGGCGCGACCAGGCCGACGCCGAGCGGGATCGCGGGGGCGGCGGTTCCGGGGTGGGGGCCACCGGGGCCACCGGGGGCACCGACTCGAAGCTGACCGCCGAGCTGGACAAGATCGTCGAGCAGCGGCAGGCCAACGAGCGGCGGTGCCAGCGGATCACCAAGCTGGTCGGCGAGTACAGCGAGGCCAACCCGGCCAAGCTGGACGAGCTGGCCAAGCTCGGGCGGACGGCCATCAACGAGGGCACGTCCGTCACGGACGCCGAGCTGGCCCTGCTGCGGCTGTGCCGCCCGACCTCGCCCGAGGCAGCGCGGCCGAACACCGCGCAGATGAGCAACAAGCTGCTGGAGGCGGCCGTCGCCCAGGCGAGCGGCATGCCGAACCTGGAGCGGTACTACGAGGCGCCCGTCCTGGAGGCCGCCCACCGGCAGTTCCGCGGCGGCATGTCCATCCTGCAACTGCTCGACGTGACCGCCCGCAACAACGGGTACCGCGGGACGGCCCCGGTGAAGACCAACCTGCGGGAGACGATGGAGTTCGCCTTCCGCCGCGGGGCGGACTCGGGCGTCTCCACCATCTCGATCGCCGGCATCCTGTCGAACGTGGCCAACAAGTACGGCCGGGACGCCTTCAACTCGGTCGATCAGACGTGGAAGATGATCGCCGCCCGCCGGCCGGTGAACGACTTCAAGTCGATCACCGGGTACGCCCTCACCGGCGACATGACGTACAAGCCGCTGGCGCCGGGCGGGTTCATCGACCACGGGACGCTCGGCGAACTGCCGTACACGAACCGGGCGAAGACGCATGCCCGCATGCTCGGCATGTCCGAAGAGGACATCGTCAACGACGACATCGGCGCGCTCGGGGCGGTGATGAAGAAGACGAACCGCGGCGGGGCGCTGGCCCTGAACAACACCGTGTGGGCGGCGTTCCTGGACAACTCCGCCTTCTGGACCTCGGGCAACGGGACCGCCCTCACCGGCGCGGGTTCCGCCCTCGCCCTGGCCGGCCTCAAGTCGGCCGCGTCGGCGTTCGCCGGCCTCCGCGACCCGGACGGCGAACTGATGGGCGTCAGCCCGGCGATCCTGGCCGTGCCGACGGCGCTGGAGAACGACGCCTGGGCGCTGATGAACAGCGACGGGACGAACGCCACCACCACCGCCAACACGCCCATCCCCACCCGCAACCCGTTCAACGGCCGGTACAAGGTGGTGAGCACCCCGTACCTGCAAGACTCCCGCCTCACCGGGTACAGCGCCGCCGCGTGGTACCTGCTCGCCAGCCCCGACGACGTGCCTGTGATCGAGGTGGTGTTCCTGCACGGCGTCGAGATGCCGACCGTCGAGACGACCGAGGCCGACTTCAACCAGCTCGGCATCCAGGTCCGCGGCAAGTTCGCCTTCGGGGCGGCCAAGCAGGAGTACCGCGGCGGCGTCCGTTCCGCCGGGAGCTGAGCAGGCCAACACGCGGGGCGTGGTCGATCCCGCCCCGTATCACCCGACCACCCGACCACCCACAGGGCCGACCGATGCCGAAGATCAAAATGCTCCGCTCCCTCCCGCTCAAGCCGGACGCCGACGAGAGCGAGCAGCGGTACGAGGGGCAGGTTTACAACGTGGACAAGAAGGAGGCGCAAGACCTGATCGGCAAGGGCCTGGCCGTGGACGTGGCCGACCCGGACGCGAAGGCCCTGGTGGTGGACGCGAACGGCACCCGCCGGCTGGTGCAGGTGAACGACGTGCCGCCGCCCCCGCCGCCGCCGCCGGCCGACCCGAACGTTCCGGCCGCCCCGCCGGCGCCACCGCCCCCGCCGCCCCCGCCGACCAAGCGATGAACCCCGGAGCGTGTGGAAATCATCCACACGCTTTCTCTCACCCGCCAGGACCGCGACCGATGAGCGACGGCCAGCCAGCGACCGAGTACAAGCGGAAGGTGATGCTCGGGGTGCCCGCTTACGGCGGGCTGTCCGAAGGGGCCGCCGCCGGCGCGTACCGGGCGAACGGGCGGGCGGACACGAAAGTGCTGATCCGGATGGTGAACAACAGCCTGCTCGCCCACTCGTTCAACCTGCTCTGGTGCCGGGCACTCAACACGGCGAAGGCGGAGGGCCTCGGCTACTTCGCCATGATGCACTCGGACATCGAGCCGCCGCTCGGCTGGGTGGACGCTCTGATCGACGAGCTGGAGGCGAAAAACCTGGACGTGCTCGGCGTGGCGGTGGCGATCAAAGACCCGCGAGGCCTGACCTCGACGGCGGTGGCCCGCGACGACGGCGACACGTTCCGCACGCACTGCCGGCTGTCGATGGCCGAGATTCACCGCCTGCCCGAGACGTTCACCAGCGACGACCTGGGCGGGCGGAAGCTGCTGCTGAACACCGGCCTGTGGGTGTGTCGGCACGGCGACTGGTGGCCGAACCTGTTCTTCACCATCAACGACAAAATCATCATCGGCGCGGACGGCAACTACCACGCGGCCGTCGAGCCGGAAGACTGGTTCGCCTCCCGCCTGTTCCACGAGATGGGGCTGAAGGTGGGATGCACCCGCAAGCTGGCGGTCAACCACCGCGGGCACCAGCCGTACCCGAACAACCTCGTGTGGGGGCAGTGGAAGCACGACGAGAGCCACGTCGAGCGGTCGATCCTCGACGAGCTGCCGGCCCCCTGAACCGACCCCGCTCACCCCACTGGAGAACGACCCATGAGCTTCGAAGCGACCTTCCGGAAGGGCAACCCGCAGAAGATGGACTACACCCCGACCGGCGGGGCAGTCGTCGCCGGCCAGGTGGTGGTGCTGGCGGTCGCCGGCCTGGCGTGCGGCATCGCCGTGCGTGACATCGCCAACAACGAACTCGGCTGCCTGGACGTGGGCGACGGCTTTTACGACGCCACCATGCTCGGCAACTACGCCGCCCAGACGCTGGTGTACTGGGACGACACGAACAACAAGCTCACCACCACTTCGACCAACAACGCGAAGATCGGCTACCTGGTCGAAGGCGGCACGGGGGCGAACACCACGGTGGAGTTCTTCCACGATCCGCGGGTGTGACCGACCGGGGGGCGTCAACCGCCCCCACCCACCGCAGACGGGCAGGTGTTCGCCCGGCGCTCATAACGCTGGGATGCGTGGTTCGAGTCCACGGTCTGCGACTGACCACCCCGAGGGCAAAGCCGTGAAGTACCGCGTGGACAGGAAGGGCCAGGGCAAGGGGTTCGTGATCGAGCCGAACCCGCCCGGCCATCCGGACGGGCCGAAGGTGATCGACTCCGCCGACCTGAAGGACGCGGACGGCAACCCGCTCCCCTCGGACGTGATCCAACTGCTCATCCGCCGCCAGGTGCTGGTGCCGCTGAAGGCCGACACCCCGCCGAAGACCGAAGCGCCGGCCAAGGCCAAGACGCCGAAGGAGTGACATGGCCGGCGAGAACATCCACGCCCGCGGCCAGCGGGTGTTGAACCGCGGGACGAACAGCACCGCCGTGTCGGGGGTGAACGTGCTGTACACCCGCGGG